AGTTCCTAGTGACAATGCGGCATCAAGTAACTCTAGTTGTGCTGCTTCAACTTGCTGACGAGATTCAGGATTAGCAAGATTCTTTAGATAGTCAGAACCAGTAATCAATTTAACCGCTTCAGCACCAATATTCGGAGATGCCGCAGATGGAGTTTGTCCAGTAACAGCTTTAAGTTGAGACAAAGAGCCTTGCAAACGACTCGTAAGGAATCCAGCAGTACGCTCAGATTCAGTAGGCATATTAATAGTAGTTGCACCAGCTTTCTTCTCAGTAATACGCATCTCATACAACTTATTCTCAAGTTGCATTAATTCAATAGGATTAAGACTTTCAATTGCCCTGCCTTCAAACATACCAGCAGCAACGCGACGATCCTGATTAGTGTAGTCTTGCTTTTTAGTTACATACTCTACTGCGTCTTTTCCAATAGCATCAACACGGGTAGCAAGTTCTTTAGGATCAATCTCACCTGCTTCTGCCAATTGTTTTAAGTTTAAAACTCGCTGTTTAAAGACAGAAGGAACAGTTGATTCAATAGCAGACCAGTCATACCCTTCAACAGCAGAACGACCTAACTCTGTATTAATGGTCTTTAAACTCTCACGGGCAGCAGCGACAATCTCCTGAGCACGTTTATTTGCAATAAATTCAGGAGCAGAATAAACATTAATTGTGTTTACAAGCTGATCTCTTTGCGCGACAAGTTGTTGCCCTCGGCCAGCAGGAGCAGTTACAGTTACAGGAGCACCAGCAGACTGCGCTTGCTGGATATATTGAGAAGCAATGTCCTGAGAATCAGCGGGTGCTGCTTGCGGTGCTGTTGCTTGCGGCTGCGCTGTAGTAGTAGTCTTTAGTTTCTGTGCGGCAACATCAAGAGGTAATGTTTCTGAATATAATTTCAGAGCCTCAGATGGGTTAGCCCTGATATAAGCAACCTTTAACGGATCACTAGAAATACGAGGGTCTTTTATAAGCGCATCAACAGCTTGTTGTGCTTGAGTCAATCTAGCTGATTCAAGACGCGCTTGAGCCAACTTCTGAGCATTAGCCATCTGCTCAATACCAGCCTGATAAGCCTGTCCAGACGTACCATAACCAGCCGCTAGAGCACCTAGAACATTCTGAAGTGCAGAACGTCTTGGGCCTTGTCTGCTCATACCAGTAGCCAATGTAGCAGCAGCACCTAGTAGGCCAGCAATATTAGACCTTTGGGACAATGCAGCAGCATCTTCAGAGCCTAGCAAACCCTCATACATAGGGTTACTAGCGGCAAAGACGTTAGGAATGTAATCAGAAATAGCCATGCTTCACCTATATAAGCGAAGGAGTTGCAGGACGAATAACTGTCTGCTGCTGAGGATTCAAAAGGCTCATGTAATCCATAGGCTGAATCTGGCCTCGATTAACAGGCATTCCACCGGGCATCTGAACTGGCTCTGCCTGCAACATGTCTTGAGCTAATTTAAAGCCAATCTGCGAAGTCACCGGATTCTGATTCATCCATTTGTTTGCGGCAGATATATCTTTTCCTAAACCGCTAATACTGCTTGGAATAGACGCATTGTTGAACATGTTAGACATACCGCCAAACATTCCACCAGATGTGCCAGTTAAAGCAGTAGTTTCTCCAGCCAAAGTCCCCATGCCGCCTTGCACTCCGGGAATCATTGCATTCGCGCTACCAGCCGCACCAGCACCAGCAGTAGGGAACATAGCACCACCAGCATATCCACCAGCAGCACCCAACAATGCGCCCTTGAGAGGGTCTTTCCTGTTAGTAGCAGCACCAATAGTGCCACCTACAACAGCCATAGTTACTGGATCACCCATTATTTACCTCCCTGTGGAGTAGCAGTGCTCGTTACAGTGCCACCCTGCGGAACTGAACTAAACAAATTGGCAAATTGAGACAGTTTCATCTGAGGCAAGTTCTGCTCGAAGTTGTAACGGTTAATAGCATCCTGAAGTTCAGCCATTGATTGCTGTTCTCTAGCACCACCAACAGTCAATAGACGCTGAATATCGGCATAGTCCTGAGCAGCCATAGCAGGAGCTAATTGAGTTGCCGCCATCTGTCTCTGACGCTCCGCTTCTGCACTCTGATACGCTAGTTGACCACCTTGTTCTGCAAGTGCTCTAGCAAATATGTCTTGAGCCTGACCTGCTTGTTGACCCATCGCAGCAGAGCCATATCTACCAGCAGAGGAAGCCTGAGACTGAAGATTCTGAATATTTCTAGTGTATTGCTCACCAGATAATCGATTAGCTTGCTCTAAAGCACCCGCTAGGAAAGGATTAACACCTTGTCCTTGAATCGTTGCCAGTGTTTGTTGTTGAGCAGCCTGAGTTAGCGGAGAACCTGCTAAAGCACGTTGTTCAGCAAGCCCTAGAGCGCGTGTAGTCGCCTCAGATGGTTCTACATACGTTTTGCCGGGAAAGAAGGATGGAGTGCCAGACTGATAAAGCCGTTTACCTTCCTCTAAGCCATAAGTGACATAGGGAAGAATATTCGGATCTATCTGTGTTGTAGTCTTACTCTCTTGAGTACCGCCGCCACCGCCCATAATTACACCTCACAAATCCATTGTTTCGGACGGAATCCATAAGCCGCCGCCCTTCTATCCCACCCGCGCCTATGGCTAGAAAATGTCAGATATTTGACGTTAGCTTGAGCCGCCATGCCTTTAATGTATTTTAAGGCATTTTCGACAACTTCATAGCTATTTTCTAACGAATAAGCAGCCCATACATGCAGAGTCTCACCCATCGGCTGTAAGACAAAGAAGCCCTTATAGTGGTTGTTCTCTATCAGTACAAAAAGTAAACTTTTCTGATTGAAACAGTCGGTATATACATCCTCAACTATCCAACCATCATTTCCCCTGCTTCTAATTTTCTCTAACGCTGGCTTTATACTTTCCCACCAGCCCCTAAGTTGTTGTGGCTCAATATATTTGTATTCCATTAACCAACGATAATGTATCCGTATGTTTTATCAGCAGTCGAGTTAGCCCAATGGGTTATAGTCGCCTGACCTCTTTGTTGACTTGACACATAAACATTACTTGTTGCAGACGGAGCAACATACTGCGCCGTAACTATAGCACTCGGTATTGCAGGTCTAGTCGGACTAGAACTAGTAGGATATTGTTCAATTGAAACTCCTACATCAGATACTCGCCACATTACTTCAATGTAATCATTTGCTTGCAATTCTATAAAATAATTCATTGCAGCAATTAAGTGCGACGGATCACCAGTAGACTTCCTAGCTGGCATACTAAAACGACTATTTGATGCTGCTACATCCGATCCATTCTTCCTGAACCATATATCCGTGTCTTGAGAATCATTCGTCGTATTCTTTAACTGAATAGAAAACTGGATGTTGTAAACTCCATAATTCCTTACATTAACTCTTGACGTATTGGAAACATAGACACCAGACGAATAATCCGTCGTATTTAAAGCTACAGCATAAGCAGTCGTGGTATTCGCAGCAGTCTGGTCTGTAGTGTCCTGAAAAGCCCCAAAAGGCGCTGAATCAGCCTCAGCAGCATTAGATACAGGTGTAAAGAAAATCAGGCTCTCATTGCCTATACGCTCGTCATAGAGGGTAGTTGTCGTAGCGTTACCAGTTGCCAGAGTAATAAGACCAGTGTTATTAGTCTTACCGTCCATAATCCCACGAACAACCTCAGATACTTGACGAGGATCAGCGCCAAATACCGGAAGCGTTCTAAATTGTGCAACTCTGGTCATCGATTACCCTGTTTCACAATCTCAACATCTACGCCAACGATAGTTTTCCAGTTGGAACCTGTCGGAGTAACTTTAATCCGGTGGTAATCCCCATTAGACCTCAGAGAAACCCTGTTTTCTGCGTCTGCTGCTACTGCGGTTCCGAATTCAACTGTTTCTGTGAGCAAATCTCTGCTTGCAACTGCGACTGTTGCCGATCCATTATCAACAATAGGTTTTGCCAATGTGACAGTAGAACGTCCAATATCTATATCTCCAGAAACAACGTATGCAGTTTTATATGGGCCTGAAATAGCTACGATCTTTTGCTCTCTAACACCCAACGCTAGTAGTTGACCACCAGCAAATACCCTAGAATCTAGCGGAATCTCTAAGGCATCAATGTTTGCAGAATAGTTATCAATCTGTTCAAGTGTCGCGCTAGGCGTAAAACCATACGAAATAGACGTTACATCAGTAGTTCCATAGCTCCATTTACCTAAATCAATGTTAAAAATGAGCATGTAACGACCGCCAAACGTATTTTTAAATATCCAGATAACTATTTTCCTCACTGGATCAATTGTTGCACTCATGGAAGTGCTAATTTCACCCGGAATAGCATTCTCAAAGAACCAGCGATTGACCTTTTCTAACCCAATGTTCTTAACTGACTGACCATCACATACATAAAAGCCATCATCAGCTAAAAAGTAAGTCAATCCACCGAACTGAGCAATAGAACCGTTAGAAATACAACCTAGAGTCCTAGAAATAGCGTCAAACTGGAAGAAATACGGGCTTCCAGAGTAGGACATACGGTAAACAGCCCTCTCTAGGAAGATCAAACCGTATTCACCACCTGCAAGACCAGTAATATCCCCACCATCAGGGATAATCTGTGTATCAGCCTGAGAAGCTGCACTCGGAGTCCAATCCGTTTCATCATTAATATCTGACCAATAGACCTTAGATTCCTCGCCGCCAACATTAGCCGCAACTACAAAGTCTCGAACTACTGTCACATACTTAGCAGTAGGAGCAGCAGCAGCTAGGTCTGATACCGTCGTAGACCCACCCAGATCATAAGACTGAAGTTTGCTAGACCCATTAGCCAAAATCATCCGTGAGCCAAACTGAGTAATATCCCATTGCTCAATAGACGAATATGTTGTCTTTAAAGCATCCAGTGAGGCATCACTAGAATCGAACTTATAGATCGAAGTAGCACTAGCAGCAAATAGAGTGGAAGCACCAGCAAACTTACCTGCAAAAGCAACGAGCAGAGTTTCTCCAGCAGAGTCAGAATAATCAGCGGCATCTCGTAATGGGGCATAACCGTTAGAAACAGGATAACAATTTACAGCTTCAGTCACAGCACCAGTAATTCCGGGCTGATCTGGCAACCATTCTCCAAAAGTAATCTTCACTGTCTCACCCAATTATTTGATGCAGCAGAAACATTAGTCCAAGCACCCAACGGACTAATTAAATCATTGTCAGTGTACCCGTATGTCCAATAATCATAGTCAACATAACCGTCACCACCAACAAAAGACCAAACATTAGACTCAGGAGTTACGCCAGACCATTCGTCACCAATAACATTGCCACTAGCACCAAGCAATGAATTACATGATATTGCAATAGTTACATCAGATGAAGTTGAACCAATAGCAATAACATTAGCACTAGCCGTTACTGAAGCAGCGCCAATTAATATTGATACTCCATCAGCGGTTACCGTAGCAGAAGCATTTATAGCTGCTTCGCCGATCAACATGTCAACAGCATCAGCCGTTACAGTTGCCGTTGCAGATACACTAGCACTACCAGTTATAGGAACTATTCCGGTTGCTTCAAAAGAAGCATTAGCAGTAATAGCCGCACTACCTAGTACAAAATCAACAGCTTTAGCAGTTACAACCGCCTCAGCAGTAATAGCCGCAGAGCCTTCAATAGCCTCGTATAAGGCGTATCCGTCACTCCAATACCCTGCTACGACATAGCGATCAGGCTGGCTTAAGTCTCCTTCACCATATCCCTGAACCCAATA